TAGATACGAATGTACCAACGCCAGACTTGTTGATAGTAACTGTGTAGGCATTGCTTGAACGGTCTACAAATGTAGTCTGAGATGGCAGTGTAATGACTGAGGCATCAGCATCTAGGACTACTGGACCATCAATACCGTTAAGGACTTGAGCACGGAAGAACTTACCCTTGGCTGGAGTTGCAGTTCCAGCATTGTATGAACCAATTTCCTGTACGGCTGTTCCAGAATATATGCTTGTAGTTCCTGCTGTAACAACTGGTGAACCTAATTGAGTCCAAGTAGTTCCATTAGTAGATGTGTAGAATGTAACAGTATTACCACTGGCTCCATTGTCTACGTCTAATGTTGCACGTACCCACAGTGTTGCACCGTCAGTTACTGTAGGAGCAACAGTTGAATTAGCAGTAATTGCTGCTGTTCCATTGGCAGACCAAACAAAAGTTAAAATACCAGTTGTTGCTGAAACATCTAAACGATAAGAACGTTGATTGCCAGTTGTATTATACTTTGCAAATAATGTATTTGTTGTACTAGGTGTCCAGTCATCTAGTGCCACATTGACTCTTAGGTCCAAGTCACCTGTAATATCCAAAGGTGGATTATCAGGGATAGACATATAGTTGCCAGAGGCACCAGAGAGGTAGACATAGTTCTCGGCTGCAGTTGAATGAGCCATATAGCGGTTGTTGACTTCCATATAGTCATCAGTACCAAAGAGCCAAGTAGGTTGAGTTACAGCAACAGTCTTGCGTCCAGAGGTGGAACGGTTGATGGTAACTGTTTGACCAGTAACTGCGGTCAAGGATGTAGCAGCACCAGTAGTAATAACTGAGGTGTCTACATCGAGGACTTTGTTGGTCTCTGTAATGTCTGAGTAGATTTGGGCGCGGTAGATTTTACCTGCAACAATCCCAGTGCCATCTCCTTCTTGCCCAATGATTAGATTCTGAGTGCTGTTAAAAATACTTGTTACACCAGCAGTTGTAACCGTTGAACCTAGTTGAGTCCAACTGGTTCCATTATCTGATAAAAAGAATTTAACATCGTAACCAGATGCTCCATTGTCAACATCTAATGTTGCACGAACCCATTTAACTGAGCCATCGGCTAAACCTGTAGCAACAGTTGATGCTTTAGTAATTGCAGTGGTTCCATCGGATGAAAAAATAAGAAGTAATGTTCCATCAGTATTTACACGCAATACATAAGAACGGTCTGACGTTGATTTCCATTTTGAAATCAAAGGTGCGGTTCCAGCAGGTGTCCAGTCATCCATTGCAACTTGGCAACGCAAATCAATGTCACCTGTAATTTGTAATGGTGCTGCATTTGGTGTTGAAAGATTATTACTTAATACACCAGGTAGATACACATAATTAGTGCCAGTATGGTCTAGGAACTTAGGGTCGTTAGAGTCTGCAGCAAGGCTAGAGCCAACAGTAGTTGGTAGTAGTGAGCCAGCAGTGCCATAGTTAGCAAGAGTATTTAGAGCAACTACAGATACAGTCTGACCTGTTGTTGCAGTAAATGAATCATAATTTGCTGCCTTGTAGTCAGTAGCAATGTTAGTATCTAATACTGGGTTACCAGTAAATGATGCAGCATTCCAAATCTTTGTTCTGTAGTATTTTCCAGTTGGACCCTTGGCACCAACGTTTGTACCACCAATGCCTATCCAGCCATCACTGTTTCTAAATGTAGTTCCTGCTGTTGCTGCAACTACAGTTGTTCCTAACTGAGTCCAAGTACTCCAATTTGTTGAAGTATAGAAGTTAACGTTTATATTTGAACCACTCCAAGAAGCGGTTACTCCAATAATAATTCTATTGTTAATTATATTTGTTGCAACAGTTGGGATAAAGGTAAGTCCCGCTCCGCTTGTATCAGTCATTGAGAAGAAAATATTTCCAGAGGTTCCAGAAGTAGCAATTCTCCAAGTAGTAATTCCTGAATCAATACCAGATTGTCTTTTAAGAAGCAAAGGTAAAGAGTCTGCTTCAACAGCGTCTAAGTTTAATTCTAATGCAACCGCAAGGTTGCCAGAAATGTTTAATGAACCAGAACCTGGAACTGTTAAGTAAGAAGTAGTATCTGGATTATTCAATTGAACATAACCAAGGCTACCCCAGTTAGTAGGAGTAGCAGCATCTACATAGTAGGAAGCAGAGCGTGCAGTAGTTCCCTTAAGTAGCACCTCTGCTGGGTGATTGATGGTGCGTAACGCATCAACATCAGATAACCCTCTAGTTCCTGCTAGTTCATTACAAACTGCAGTAAGTCCCTTGTAATTATTATCTGTACGGTTAGGGTCAACAATGTAGTTTAGAGCACCCAATAACCCTTGACCAGTGGTACCTGCCCAAACGTTGGCAGCACCTTGCTCTTCTAGGAAGTCATCTCTATCTGGGTATACGCCATAGTTTGCGATACGGTTGAGTTCTGCACATAACGGACTACCAGTATTACCAGCCATTGTTTTGCCTTCCTTGTTGTACGATTAAATTACTTACCATTTAACTTTGTCAGCCCAGTAGGCTGCGCTCATTTTACCTTTTTGGATATTGGCTTTGTGACGAGCCTTGAAAGAAGCCTGTCTTGCAGTTGGTTTCTTATCGCCAGTAACACCCTGTTGACCAAAACGAATAGTTTTGACCTTATCGCCTTCTTTTGCTACAACAACGTGTGACTTAGTTGGATGACTAGGTGTACGCTTTGGCTTGTTAAAACCTGCGACACCAGCCCGTTTTAGTCTTGAGTCTTTCATCTGTACTTAGCCGTTTTCTTTGCAATAGATTTAGGTTGTTTAACAAACTGCTTACCTTTAGAGTTACCTTGAGCCTTGGCTTTATTGGTAGCAGTCTTTTCTGCTGGGCTTAACGCAGCCCAAGCAGCAGATGGTAAGTATCTTTTCTTGCCCTTAGAGGGCTTACCATCAGAGGTCTTCCACTTTTGTGCGGTCCACTTCTTGAGTGACTGCTGTGATTTAGCCAGTGCCATTATTTGTAACCTCCGCCTGCCTTTTTGTACTGAACTGCAAGCAACTGTGCTTTACGTGCAGACCATTCACCAGGGTCTCCACCTTTGGAACCAGCCTTAATCTTCTTGAAGAGTGAGGCACGCATACCAGGTTTAGTATAGTTCCCAGCAGCGTTTACTTTAGACTTTGCTGCTTTTTTTTTCATTTTATCGCTTAGTCTTTTTCATATCTGCAATTACTCTTTTAAGCATTGCATCATATTGTTTTGGAGTCATTACGACTGGAGAAAAAGTACTCTTTGATTTTGATGGAGTAATCTGACCAGTCTTGCTGTTCTTGCTTCCTCCACCTGGAAGTGAGATTTCAAATCCTCTACCCATAATTACATACCTTTCTTACGGACCATACTCTTTTTCTTTACGGTCTTCTTTACCATCTTCTTGCCAGACTTTTTTGCTTCTGCTTTAGCCATTGCCATACCCTTGGCGGTATATGGGAACTCTTTTCCGTTTACCTTTGGCATTTACTTCATCTTCTTCTTAGCGACAGACTTCTTTGCAACCTTCTTGGCTACAGCCTTCTTAGTAGTCTTCTTAGCAGACTTCTTCATCATCATATCCATCATCATATTCTTGTTCATCATTATATTGTTCCTACTTCCTTTAGTACCTCGGTTGTGTTTTTATTGATGTGTTGTGCAGGAGGCATCTTCTCAGCGTTGTAAGGTTTGTTAAGAACCTCACTAGCATTGTATGCTGCTTCCACGTGTTGCCTTGTTGTACCACCTGGTTGCATACCCTGAGCACGTGCGTCTCTGTATGCTTGGAGTTCACCAGTCCATTTCTTATCAGATATGTCTCTGGTTGCATCTCCTGCATTCATCTGTAAAGTTTTTACTTTACATCCGAAGCAATCTTCATCACAGGTTGTGTGGTCTATCTCAACTTCTTTATGCTCAAAGGGAGCATTTGAAGTTTCATCACACAAAGAACAACCCCACTTAAGTGCCTTGAAGTTGTGGTTCTCATCAAATCCAAAATCTAATACCTTGCTAATATGGATATGTTCCATTGTGTCCCCTACTGTGCTGTAAAGTTTGCCTCTGTTACTCCGACATTGCCAGCAATTAATGCTGCCTTTGTTGCTTCACTTACTGTGTGGTTATATCCACCACGATAAACTTCTTGATAAGTAGCCAAGTCACCATCAACTAAATAACGTTGTTGAGAGTAGACACCATCTTGACGCACGATAGTTATGCCTCTGTCAATCTTGTAAAAAGAAAATAGGCGATGAGCACCAGAAGGTCCTTCTGCAACCACTGGTGTCTTGAATGTATATGTTGTCATTATTCTCCCTAGTTAACTTACTGATAGACAGGGGATTGCTCCCCTGCCCACCCGTCAATCAACTCTTATAGAGCGCCGATTGATGAACCTGATTCGATTCGGTATAGTGCTTCTTCGCGGTAGCGAGCAAAGCCAAGTACGCCGTACCAACCCATTGGGCGGAAGCGCATCAACTTGTCAACTACTGGTCCGATTACTACGTGTGGCTCTTCGGCAACTGCCTCAGCCATTGCTTGCTGTCCAGCAAGGATTGTGTCGTAGACACGTGTTACTGGAGTTACTGTAACTGTTGTTGTTGCAGTTACTGCAGCAGTGTGTGCTGTGTCAACTGTGAATGTTGTTGTTGAACCTGATGTAGCAATAGCAGTAATCTTGGCACCTGAAGCGATACCTGTTCCTGCAATCTTGTCACCAACTTCAGCACGTGTTGCGATAACAGCAGATGAAGCAACGCCGAATGTAAATCCAGCAGATGTTCCTGCAACTGTTACAGCAGTTGTTGTTAGTGCGGTCTGGTCTGCACCAATCTTGTCAGAAGCAATACGTGGTGACTCGATGAAGTATGCACCTTCGTATGAACCGATTTCACCAGCCCAAATGTTTTCATTTGTCTGGTAGTTGTGTGGGTCGCGCCAAGCAGCAGCACCTGTCTCAGCACGAAGGTCGTGTGAAACTTCTGGGTGAATACCTGCCCAGTACATTGCACCCTTGCGGTATGCAGCCTTGTTGGCACGCAACTTTGCAACAGCCTTACGGATGTTAGCAGAAGTTAGTGTTGCAGCAGCAGTAATTGTTGCTGATGATGTTGCAGTTGAACCTGAGTAGATTACGTTAGTTCCTGCACCCAGTGTCGCCATTGCAACTGTGTCGATAGAATCGGCAAGGTTGAATGCGATGATGTTAGCAACTGCTGGGTCTACATCTGCAAGTGAGAAGAGTTCCAAAGCACGTGTTACCAATACAGAGTTACCGTACTCGTTAAGAGTAATTGTAACTGTGTTTGGTGTTGTCAATGAAACTGCATCTGGGTCAGCAGTCTCTGTGAGAGCAGTAGTTGCCTGTGATAGGTCGTTGTACTTTTGTAGAACGACTGTTGAACCTGGTGTTGACTGGTTAGTTGGACGCTTATCTGCAACTGAACGAATTAGTGGTTCGGCGCGGAGAGCGAATTCAACTAGGCGGTCATACGCCTTTTGTACTAAACCAGCACCGCCTGCTGTTCCTCCAAGAGAAGAAGCACCAGTGTTGGTTGTGCCTGTGTATGATGTAGGCATTAGTTTGTCACCTCCAAGTGACTATGAACGGACATTACGATTGTGAGCGAAGGATTGACAAGATGTCGTCTGCACTTTGTGCAGCACCTAACTTGTAATCTAAATCTTCTGCTCTGTCAGGCGTTATAGCATTGCTAGTTAATGAGTCTTGCTGGCGCAACTCTGCGCGGTCAAACTCATTAGTCTTTCGTGCCTCTTCGGCAGGTGTTAATCCAAACAAATCTGCATTATCTTCAAGCCAGTTACTCACTGACTCTTCGCTAAAGTCTTCAATGTCTTTCATAATTAACCGTGCTGCTTTTAGGTTAACGCCTTTCTTTTCAAGGACTTCTTTGACAGTTCGCTCACGCTGCTCTTTGGTATAATTCTCAAGTTGCTCAGTGAGTTCCTTAATACGCTTTTCATCAGAACGCTTAGCCTTCCGTAACTTTTTAAGTAAGTCACTTCCGTCTGGTTGCGTCTCGATTTCGGTATCGAGGTCATCGTCTTCTTCATCCCAGTAGTTGTTGCTCATAGCAACGCCACCCTTCTATTCGTAGTTAGTTCGCAAGCCACAGTATCTAGTCGGGGAACTAGGCTGGCTCTTGCTACCAGTCTTTTACTCTGACGGGGCTGGTGGGTCCGTTCAGGATTCTTATAGGTTAAACAATGCCCTTAGTTGGTGTACCAAAGGCTCTACTTCCAGATGTTCCAGATTCTCCACCGAAGCGTCCTAGTTCTTTATTAACTATGGCTGCTTGCTTCTTCTCTGCTTCAACATTCTTACGGAATGCAATATCTTCTGCTAAGCCTTGCGTGTAGTTGACATTCTCTTCAGGCGAAATGGCTGCAAGGAACTGTCCACGTGGTAGAGCCTGAGCGATGTAGCGATAGCCAGTCTGTGCTCCAGCCTTATTGATACCAAATGCAGCAAGTGATTCAGCAGATGCCATTGATGTCTGCAGTCCTTGTGCTAATGCAGAACCACCAATCTCAGCAGCAGCAGCCTTACGCTTAAGTGCTGGAAGTTGCTCTTCTGGGTCAAGCATTGCTGCAACAATGTCGCCATTGCTAAGGCTTGGATAGAACTGACGGAATGCTTTCTCTGCAAATGGGTCAGCCTTAAGTCTGTCAAAGCCAATCTGTAGACGCTCAGTAACATCTACCGCATCCATTGAGTTGCCAATTAACTTGGCATACATTGCACGATTGGCAAGACTAGTTGTGCCATAAGCCTTAAAGATATTCTCGTATTCTTTTTCAGCCTTTAGGTAAGACTTATCGTCAAGAGTTGGTAGACCCTTTTTCATAAGTTCGGCGTTACCAGCAAAGCGAGTTAAATATGCAGTGTTGTAGCGTGGGTCTGTCTTAAGTAATGCTAGTAAATCAGCAGATGAAATCTCTGGATTTTCTCTGCGGATGGTTGCAATAGTTTCAGCAATTCCCTCTAGTCCGTAGGACTTAAGGGTGTTTGCAAGAGCAGCATCTCCACCCGTCATTGTTGTTGCTCCAGTTGGTGTTACTGGTGTGATTGGAGTAACAGGAGTTACTGGTGCGCCACTAGAAGATACTGGAGTTGATGGTTTTGCAGTTCCCGATGTAACAGTTCCACCAGATGGTGATGCTGCCTTAGTTCCTACAAGTGGAGAACCAATAGGCATAACAATTCTATATTGACCTTCACCTGCAGCACCTGTACGTACCCAGCGAACTTCTCCACCACCTGCAATTTGCTCAGGTGTCATTACTGGAACTGGTTGACTATCTTTGTACCATTGTGTTAGGCGAGCATTGAATGCCGTGTTAGTTTCACCAGATTGCTTAACTGGTATATTGGTACTAGCCACCTGTGCTGCTAGTCGTGCCTCATTTGCTGCATCTGCTGCTGCCATTTATAGGACTCCAAAGTTGCGTAGTACTGCCTGTGTATCATTCATTGTTATTGCTTTGAAAGAATCACTCTCAAGGTATTCCTTGCTTCCGTATTCTTTCATCTTAAACTTGTTAAACGAAATCGGATTACCTGACTCATCAAGAACGTCTGTCATAGTTGAGATGTCAATAGACTCTTCAGGTATACCACGAATCTGTGAACGAAGGCTGATGTAAGGTTGTAGCACTCGCTTAATTGTCTGTCCTGGCTTAAGTTGTAAACCTAGTTTGCCCCACTGTGTTATAGCGTTCTGGTTAATCTCATCTAGTACATTATCGTAGGCATCTTGGTTACGGATAGATGCAGATGCTTGCTTGTATACAGTTGCATCTGACACAGGAATACCATTGTCATAGTACTTTGCTTTAATCTCACGTACTCTGCGACCTAGTAGACCACTATCTAGTACATCCTTGGCTTTAGCATCTCCTGTTACAGCCAACTTCGCTGCTCCTGTGATGCGCTTGTTAGCAACACTAAGGATAATGTCATTGACTTCTAGTGATGTGATTCCACCCTTAGCAGCCTTCTCCTTATTCTTAAGGATAGTCTGGAACTCTGTAATCTCTGCAGGAGTTGGTTTGTCATTAAAGATACTCAGGAAGTTATCAGTTAATACAGCCTTAGATTCAGATGGGTTAGTGTAAGAAACCTTTGGCGCAGTAGGTGTATATCCACCAGTCTGAAGGAACGAACGAACCTTTGAATCCTTCTTAGCAAGATTAATAACAGCATCAATGTCACCAATGGCACGCTGTTCACCAACAGCCATAAGATTCTGGATAGCATTAAAGTCTTCCTTGGTAACCATTCCATCTAGCGTTGGGCTAAAGCCCTTTGGATATAGGTTAAGTCCAAGCATCTTCTTCTGAAGAGCAATGCGGTCCTGAGGTGGAAGGTTCTTAATGTAGTTCTGCTCATACCCTGCTGGGTAGATGACCTGTGTGATTGGCTTACCAGTAGCAGGGTCAATGCCCTGTGCTACACCTTGAATGATTGAACTCTTAGCGGCTGCAATGGAACTAGGAATCAACGCTGTCGCTGCTGCTGCAGCCTTAGCAGATACTTGACCTGGTGTCTGAGTACCAGAACTGGTTACCTTTGGTAAAGGTTCTTTTCCTGTTGTCATTACTTACCTTCCAATTCATTAGCAAAGAATCCATAAAACATCTTTTGGAAATCAGGATTGTCTTCAACAATCCATACTGCTTGTGCTGCAAGCCAGTCTCTTGCTGCTTGCTCATTCTGAGCACCAGTAAATGTTGGCTTACCAATAGACTTAAGTGCCTCTGAACGTAGGTACATATAGTCACGAAGACCAGCAACAGAAGGAACATCTACAAAGCGTGCATCTTCTGTCAGATTTTTCAACTGAGACAAGACACGACCACGCTTGTTAGGGTCAAACTCTGTTACAGGTCCGCCACCCATAGACTCCTTGAGGTATCTCAAAGCCTCTGCGTACTGCTTAGCATCTAGTTCACCTGCATCTACCTTGGTAAGTAGTGCATCCTTGGCTGCATAGAAACGTTGACCATTAACTTTTTCAATGATTTCTTCTGGAGATAGTTTTGCTTTCTTGCCATTGACAAGGTTCCACTTGTACATCTCAGTAGATAATCCACCACCTGGCATTACATAACCCCAGACATCTGAGTAAACAGATGCTACGTCAGGGTTCTTAGTAACAAACTTGTATGAATCCCAGTTGCTTGGACCATTACCTGCTGATGAACTAATGATTGCAAATGCTTGTGATGGACCGTATAGGTTAAGGAAATCAAACCAAGCCTTGTTCCAGTCATTGTCATTGTTCTTTAAGATAGTCTCAAAGTCATTGTACAAAGCCATCTGAGTAGTAGCATCGCCCTTATCATCTGTACCTAAGCCCTTAGAGATAAGCGCTGCAGGAGATGTAAGACCGATTAAGCCACGCATCACACCAACAAAGCGTGCGAAAGCATCTGCTTCATTAGCAAGACGTGCTTGGTCTGCTGGGTCATCTAGGTTGTAGTTGCCACCTGCTGCAAGATAAGCCAAGACTGGCTTGTATGATGAAGCATATGTCTCTTCAATACCAAAGGTTGCACCTAAGATACGGTTCCAGTTAGCAGGTAATACTGCAGATAGTGGACCTGATGAGAAGTCTGAACGACCAAATGGGAACAACCAGTTCTTGATTCCTTCAGGTAGGTTATCAACCCAGCCCTGTTGGAATGTTCCAAGTAGTGAGATAGGGATTGTTACACCTGGACCTATACCTGGAAGGATAGAACCTGCACCTAATGCAAAGTTAAATGACAGTGGGCTGGCAGCAAATGCTACGGGAGCACCAGCATAGTTGTTACCTGACGCTGCACCTGCCAACTTAGACATTACTGTTCCTGTAAATGGAACCCAGAATAGACGCTGACCTGAATCTGGGTCATTAAAGAAGAACCCTTGGTTAGGGTCATAGATATCACGAGCATCTGTTAACTGGTAGATAGCAGAAGACTCTGGCTTTTGTAGCCATTCAAGAGTCTTAACTCCCTTGTATACCTGTAATGGATTCTCAATACCAATCTGTGACCAACGCTTAAGGGTATCTTCCCACGCTGCCATAAATGGACCAATCAACCGTAGTTGATGGAAGATAAGACGCTTCTCTTGTGCGTTGTAGAATAGGTTCTTTACTGAATTACGTGCGTAGTTATCAGCATATTGGTGTGCATCTTGTAGTGTAAGAGGACCATCACCTGTAGATGCTTTGAATGCACTCCATACTGGGTGATTCTCACCTATGTTCTTGCCACGAAACATTAGTGGCTTCAGCGAGTTCTCAGCAGTTGCACCTAATGCAGCCTTAGCCTCAGCATTAAGGGACTTAGCAATCTGATTGATTGCATCCCAGTATGCTTGACGGAACTCTGGACCAAAGGTAGAATTCTTCTCAAATTCAGTAGCCTTATCAAAGAACCAGTTAACAACTGCCCTGGCTCCACGACTATCCATCTCGCCTTCTGCAAATGCTACATTTCGTGATGGAACATTCATAAGAACGCCATCCCAGTTACCAGCATTCTTAAATGTTGAGGATAGTTCCTTGGCAAATACTTCTTGCTCTTCAAGAAGAGCCTTCTTGCCAGCCTTTATAGCCTTAGAGTTATTAATTGAGTTGGCTGCACTGCGTGATGCACGTGGAATTGCGTATGTCTTACCAGCAACTGTGGTTTTTCCAGTAGCAATCATCTCCATTAGAGACTTATTACCACCAGCAGCCTCTGTTACACGGGCTAATACTGATATATCCTTATTACCTTGCTTGGCAGTGTAGAGATATTGCTTCAAACCCTCAGGAGTTTTAATAAGTGCTGCAAAATTATCGGGTGTTGCCTCAGCAAAGTCATCTAAACTCTTGCGTCCTGCACCATTGAGGAAGTAATCAACGACTGCATCCTCACGTTTCATACCATTTGCTACCGCTTTAGCGATTGAAGGTGTATTTGCACCTGCAACAACACGAGCCATCTCATCTGAGTTAAGAATTCGTAGTGCATTTGCTACACCATCAAAGAATCTACGGTGACCAAAGGCTACTGCACCAACATTCTTGAACTGAAGTACCTTGATTGCACGCTCATCAAATGAACCTGCCTTGTCAATCGACATCATATCTACATAAGAGTTCTTTGCACGATGTCCAAGTGTCTCATTTAGTAAATCTGCTACGTCATCTCCGCTAGAGAATGAATCGTTGAACACTGTATTGCGGTATTGGTCAAACTGGTTGAGCATCTTGCGCCAGGCTGGTCCTTCTTGGCGACCCATCCACATAGCCATAGCCATTGCTGGGTGATTAAAGAATGAAATGTGACCAGTTCCAAATACACGCAACTGCTCTTCTGCAATGTTACGGATAATGTAGGCTGGACGAACTAACTGTAGGTTCTTCCAGAAGTCATTGATAGCAACATCTGCGCCTCTTGTAAGTGCACCAGTTGTCTTGAATCGTGAGACTTTAGAAGTCAACGCTAAGATGTCACGAGTAGGTGGCAAGTAGATAGTTGAGTTCAATAGTTCAGATGATAGGTGTGGTCCTGGTAGGACAACCTGCTCACCATTAAGAGTAATGTACTTAAGTTCTGCACCTGCAATATGGCGTGATGCCCAGTAAGAGGACATCTGCTCAATACTGTCTCTGAAAGAAGTAGTTGCTTTCTTCAGTGCTGGCTGTAGATAGTCAGGTAGTTTATCTGCAGACTTAGCAAATACTGCGTTCATCAATTTAACTGAAGCAGCATAACCTGCTACTGAGTTAGATGATGCTGTCGCAATCTCATCAATGATGTCGTCAAGAACTTTCTTGTCAAGTTTAGTTGCAACACCAAACTCTTCTGCTGCACGCAGCATTTCTTCTCTATCGTGAATGTTAATGATTGAGCCAGAGCGAACCTTGGTCTTGTATTCACGAGATAGGAAATCTTTAGTCTTAGTTGACGCAGTATTGAATGCCTCAAATAGTGCAGCAACCTTCTTGTGCTCAACTAGGCGAGACTGTGTACGGGCGCCTACGCCACGTAGTACGTTAACTGCTGGAGCAGCAAATGCTGTACGGTCTGCAATACGCTCACCTGTACGCTCAATAAGTCCTGGGCGCAATGCGCCTTCTGCAATATCTCCACGCTTGATAAATGGAGCAAGGATATCTACAACTTCATCTTTAGTAGTTGCATCCGCTAGAGCACGTGCTGTGGCTGAATCAATCTTGCCACCTGACTTACGCCAGATTGTTTTCCAGTCAGTCATAGCAACCAGACGGTCAACTGCAACTGTTCCGTGTCCACCTGTAAGGAACTCTGCAACCTTTTCGTAGGCTAATCCTGGACGCTCAAATGATTCCTGGATGTTAGCAATGTCCTTGAGTGCATTAACCCAAGCAATGTTCTTATCTTGCAAGGTTGAGTTAGCATCCTTGAGAACCTCAGAGAGTTTGCGCTCTGCTGATGTCTTCTTAAGAGTGTCCTTTGCTGCTATCTCACGAGCACGAGCAGTAATTTTTGCTGTGCGAGTACGCTCCGCAACCTGAAGGCTAGATGCTTTGAGTGCTTCCTTTGCTTCCTTAAGTCTTGCTTGTGCAGACTTGAGGTTGTCCTGAGCCTTAAGTAATTCTTCAGTTGTATCAACTGTTGCGTTAGGTGCTAAAGCCTTGGCTTCATCTAATTTAGCCTTGAGAGAATCAATGTTTGCACTAACTGCAGCAATTTCATCTTGAGTGTACATCGGTATACGACCAGCATCTAATGCTTGTTGTGCACCTAAACGCATCTCTTCAAGTTGCTTTGTCTGCTTGTTTAGCGCAGTCTCAACACGTGCAACGGTTGTTGGTGCCTTAGCAGTAGATGATAGTTCTGCAATAGAAGCCTTGACTGTCTTGATTTCTTCTGTTGTGTTCTCTACAACCTTAGCAATCTCATCATAGCGTGCAGTAGCAGTACGAACCCCAACAGATGCCTTAATAGCATCCTCTGCTTTACCACTCCAAGCGTTACGAGAGGCTACAGCCTCTTCCTGAAGTTGAGTAATCTTAGTGTCTTTAAGTTTATCTGCTTGCTTGATAGCAGCATCACGAGCAGACTTTGTTTGATTTACTGAATCTTGTACACGCTTTGCTTGCTCTTCTAACTTAGCAGCAACATCCATCGCACCTTTGACGCGCTCTTGTTGTGCAGCCTTACGCAGTGCCTTAACTTGAGTTGCTCGTGCAATACCTGGGTCGAATACAAATGATGCTGTGATGTCTGTTGCGAGTGCTACAGCCTGTCCAGCACGGGACTCAGGGTTACCTAAAGTTACAATAGTAGAGAATGTATCTCCGATAGCAGAACGTGGGCGATAGCCAATGACTTTGCCCTTAGAGTTACGTACTGCAATCTTTGCCGCATCTAGTGATGCTTGACGTGCAGCGTGACCAACTCCGATTTCCTCAGAAGGAAAGAATCCTTCACCCATCTGGATGTCTGGAAACTTTCTATCTTTAATGTCGGCAATAGACTTAAGGATAATTTGACCAGCAATCGTCTGCTCAAAGGCAGATGGAACAGGCTTTTGTACAACTTTTACATTAGGTGCTATCTCTGCAGCAGCAAAACCTAATGCTGCTTGTTGGGCTGATGCTGCACCAGTGCGGTAGCCAGCATTCATCCAAGAAAATGTATTGCCTAAAGCAATAGACGTTGAGCGAACACCACTTTTAAGAGCATTCCAAAATTGTCCACGAAGTGTTTTATTAAATTCATCTTTAGTGCGTTGCTGTGCAATTTCTTTTTGATTCGCTGTGCGAACTTCACGAGTCTGAGCATCAATGTTTGCAATGCTTCTTGCTACTCCGCTTTGTGCATCTACGCCTAGCGCACTAAGAGACTGAAGTACGCCAGGAGACATAATGTTTCCTTGTGCATTCTTCTTAATCAATGCTGCTTGGTAAGGATTAATCGCTGAAGCCTGAGCATAGATAGCCTCAGCCTTGGCACGCTCTGCAGTAAGGGTTGATGTTACTGGGTCGTTAGAATTAATCTGTCCATTGGCATCTATGTTGTACTTTTGTGCCACTATGCACCTGCTTGCTGTGCGTCAATAGTTTCTACTAAGTAACGCAAATCCTCATTGCGTGGATTCTGTTGGTATAGGGCGCGAATAATCTGTGCTGATGGGTCTTGCTCGTAAGGAATAGCCACAGGAAGTGGATTAACTTCTGGTCCTGCTCCCTCACCAAATGACATACCGTAAGTAATTGGACGGTCAGGGTTATCAGATGGAGCAGTGATTGGCTTTACTGGTGGCAAATCTATGTTGGCAGCACTCGGTGATGCTGTAGGTGCAGGTGTTCCCATTGGTGCAGATGCCATTTGTTGGTTAGTTGCTTGGTTCTGACCATAGGCAAAGCCTGTGTAGTCAATGTTTGGTACGCCATCTTTAGAACCATTGCCACCTGTTGCTGATACTCCAGTGTTGTTCTGAGGTGCAGTCGGGCGCATACCGCCACTGTTTTCATTTCCTGCCATTATTCATCCTCTTCTTCCATTGGAAAAGCGTCTTCAAGTTCGCTGTTGTATTCTTCTGCTAATCTCATCATTCCTGCTGCATTCCAAGGAGTCATAGACTCACTTACCTCTGTATGCAGGAAACGATTTCCTTCAAAATCTGCCCATTCGGATATTAGAATCCAGTTGGCAGCAATATAGTTTTTTCCTTCATTGTCATTATCTACTAATAAACGAAGTGCATCGCCTACCATCTCACGAAATTCTTCGTTCACTTCTTCACCTGAGTTTCGATAATGAATGGCTCTGATGTTTTGCTATCAAGTTTGGCGCAAACTGCCATTGCTTCTTCAGGTGTAATTCCAGCGTATAGTGCACCTAGTGCATAATCTCCACCAGAACCGATTCCATAGCAACCATTGTCGTTACGGGAGATTGCAAAGTCAGAATCAATTTCAAATAATTGACCATTGACTGCAACAATCAGTTGAAGTTCAAAGTTGGAATCTTTGTCATCTGATGACTTAGAATCAAGAACTCCAGATTCTGTTAATAATTGCTTGAGAGATGGAACTACCTTTGCAATCATAAATGTAAATAAATCAAGTTTGTCTTTAGCCAGCGGAACTGGCGGTTTCCAGGTATGGAGCACAACTTGAAGTGCTCGTACATCCCCTGCTGCTCCAATGATAAAATTACCATTGTTAACAACCTTGACCATATCTGGATGGTTGTAAATCTTTGACTCTCCAACTACACGAGAATCTGCAAGTACGACAGCGTGGTTTGAATACTCAACGCCAATGATGGTTGTCACGCTGTCCCCTTACTTTTTATTGTCGAACTTGTGTAGTTACTCGTCCACCCGCTTTGCCTGATGCGCTCAGACTTGCAAGGATTGTTTGAATGTCAGGTCGTGGTTGTGCAATTTCAGGTGCAGGACCTTGTGCCTCTGGAGGCATTGGTTGACCTTCAGGGGTAAGAGCGCCTCCTGCTGGAACGCCTTCGGGAACAGGGGACATTTGCTCAACCATAGTTGGTGCCCCAGCAGGAGGAACTGGTTGCTGCGGAGCGAATGTGGCTTCAATAGCGTCTTCGAGTGCTTGAACTTTTTGACGAGCCTTGATAACCGCAGCAATTTTATTTACGATATCCGATGGGTCTTGTCCCTGTGTTGCCATCTGAGGAATCGCTTGTGTCATTGCAGTAAGCGAGCCAAGTAGTGCAGCACGCATATCTTCAATTTCAATCTTTTCTAATTCTTGTGAAACGTTAACTGTAAATGGTAGTTCTCTCATAGCCATATCTCGGCTGATGAGTTTTCCTCCAAGTGCTTGAAGCATAAAGATAAGACCTTGCGCTGGGTTAAGACCAGCAAGCATACCGTAACGAACGTCAGCAGAGTAGTCGTTCTTGATATCCTTGGAAGGCTTGTAAGTAATTTCATATGGTGAACCTGAATCTACGCCACGGATTGTTTTCTCTTCTGGAAAAATCATCTCGTCTGTCTCAAAGCAAATCTGGATTACATCACGAAGTGCTGATGCAAAGATTGCTTGTGCAGACTTAACCTGTGTATCAAAGGCTCCCATAAGAGCCTGTACGCCTTGACCTGTAACAATCGATGCGTCGATGTTTCCTGTACGTCCCTCAGGATAACGAGCACCAACTCGAAGTTCTTGGTTAAGTAGTTGCTGTTCGGTGAATGCACCTTGTGGCAGCGTAAGTTCTACACGGCGTACACCTGCTGGGTTAGCAGTACGAATAACTGCATCTCCACCAAGTTGCAGTTCCTGTACATCCTGTGGAAGTACGATTGGAGCCTGTACAGATTTCTCTGCAGCCTCCATAGCAAGCAGTGCGAAGCGATTGCGTAGTAGTTGGATACCTAGAACATCATCAAACTGTCCACGGAGTTCACCATCAATAGATGGCTTACGTGCTACTACTACCATCATCTTACCAAGTGGATTCTTAGCCTTTGATAAAATTAAGTTATCTTTGCTTGGAACATAAATGACTGATTGGTCTTTATCGTAATAGCGAATCATCTCAACCTGAGCATTAAGGTCCTGCTTGTAGCCAAAGCCACCAAGTAGTTCCCTATCGTATTCAGGAAATTGTGTGACGAGTTCGCCTAGTGTCATTATGTATCGCTTTGCAAATGCCACACAACGTCCGTAGCGGTCAAATTCTGGGTAAGCCCCAATAGGATTTTCTACGCGGATACGTGGCAGGTTTGCTTCTTCGTCCAATTCAATGATGAAAGGAACGAAACCATAGGTGATGTACCAATCTGCACCTGAGTACATTTGTACTGCTAGGTCAGAGTGTTGGAAATAGTTAGATGCAATGCGTGTGCGCTTGTCAGCGAAGGCACGGGCACGGTCATTGACTGAGTTTGCTGCAGAACAGTTAACTGCTGGCAGTGGTGCCATAACTTCTGAGAGGTCACGGGCTACAATGTCAATGAAGTTAGCAACTACGTTAGCGTCAACGCCATCTGGGAAGAAGTCAGGGTATACCTCAGCGATTTTTCCTCGGCGTACAGCAAGGACATCAAGGTTGCGAGCATCGCGCTCAGCATTGCGATAGCGTAAAGAGTCAACTCTTGCTGCTACCTGCTCCATATTTAATGCCATTAGTTATCCTTAATTGTACTGGCTAGACCATTGGTCAGCGAATGCGTCATCTAGGTTGATTGAGTTACGGCTTGACATCTGAGCACGAGTTGCCCATCTGTTATTTTGATACTGACTTACTTGAGAAGACTTCTGCATCATCTCTCGGATACGAATTACTGCAAACCATAGAGCCATAACTACGTCAGTAGGGTTTCTGGTGTCAGGTTTCCAGGTGATGAGTTCTTGTACTAGCGTCTTAAGACCTTCAGAACCTTCGTTGCTGGGTAGTTCGATAATGTTGTTATCTTGGAAGCGTCCATCTCTGGTGTTACCAAAGAGAGTTGCCATAGATGCCACACCAAAAGATGTGTCCCACTTGTTCTTGCCAGTAAAGTGCGAATTAAGTTGCGTACCGTAACCTGCTAAGAAGTTACGTAAGTTGTCGTCCAGCGCATACGCCTTCTGGTGTGCGTTGATTTCGATACGCAATTCCTGGGGTCTGTACTTCTCCACCCAGTCTTCGATAAGATTTTGAATCTTGGCTGGGGTAGGCTCTGTCATATTGACAGCATCTAGTACATAAATCTTTCCGTCAGCCTTGTTGTAGGTACATACGACTGCTCCTGTGGCACCTGCCATAGCAGGGTCAAGACCAATGATGGTGTAACCCTCAACGTGCTTAGGATGTCCTGGGACACCTGCCTTGAGTGGTCCACGCTTTCGCATACCGTTGACAGAACCTGCAACGCAGGTGGGAGAAAAGATTGAATCTTCTTGTACATCTTCCTGCTGGTAGACCATAGCCCATACAGATGGGGCAACCTCTGAGCGTCTTGTGAACAACGCTGGTCCGTCCCACTTGGGATAGAGTCCGTCAGCATCAGGTTGGTCTACATCGCCTTCAGGGCGGTCTGTGCGTGCCCACAATGTTTTCCAACTTGTAGGCTTTTCATCAAATTCTAATACCGCTGGCATAGCCATATAGGTGAATGGGGATTTACCACCAGTCCACTGTGAGCCATCGCGTAGCATCTTGTATAAGTCAACTGAGGCTACACGGGTTCCTACGATAATTAATTTACCGTAGCGACCAAGACGGGTGATAACTTCTTTCTGAAGCCATTCCATCTGCTTTTCCCACTCGTGGGCGTTAGAACCCATAACCGCGTCATCTACAATAATCAAGTCGGCACGAGCACCGTAAATCTGTGAACCTAACCCTAGTGCTTGGACCGTAGGGTCCTTCTCGCCAGAGTCACGACCTGTGCCTAGGTAAATCATATCTGCAGACCATTGGGTAGCATCGGACTTGTATCCGCCTTGTGGACCGAATGCGGTCTGGAGTTTGATATAGGCAGGGTGGTTAAGTCTGGTCTTGATAGCACCTAGGAACTTACGAGCCATACCCTGGGTCTTTGAGACGATAATGACTCGTGAGTTAGGGTTGGTGACGATTTTGTAGACCACGTAGTTGGTGGTGATTACTGTAGACTTGGCGTGCTCAGGTGGTACGTTGATGAGCACACGGTTGGTAGCACCTACCTCGTAGGTCATAGCAGGATGCTGCCACCTAGGCTCACGACCTTCAATCAGGTCCACCCAGTTGAGGTGGTGCTCGAAGAGTTTCGTATCTAGGAACTGCTCACAAAAGTCGGGGAAGGAGATTTGCTTCAAGTCGCCTAGGTCTGCGATAACCCCTTTGCCAACCAGGCGTGCCTTGTCTGCGCGTTCCTTGAACTTGGGGTCTTGCATTGACCATTGGCGGAAGGTGACATCATTTCGGTCAACCGATGCCATAGCAGCGGTGATAGTGGAGCCTTGTTCTAACTGTAGTAGTACTCGTTCTTGAGCCTCTACTTTGCTCAGATTCTGCTTCTTAGCCACTAGAAAAGTCCCCTAAAAGTTGCCCTCTGGTGAGGGTTAAAAACGCTGTATAAACGGTATCTGCCAGACGGCATAACTGTGGCGGTCTAGGACATTAAGTCTTAGATATCTAATTAGTTATATCTAAGAACTTGCGTAGTCCCAAACGAAGCAAGTTCGTTTAGAACTATTAATTCGTAGTTAGATAAAAATAACTACTATATAAGATAACCTGTTCAAAGTACCAAAACCGAACACTTGATTCCAATATATTTTTATTTAATCGGGGTATATATATAAAAGCCCTGTTCAGAGGGGGGTTTATAACAGAAAATTTATTGGGGACTCTTATTATATTAAGGGACCCATATTAAATAACCTCCCCCTCAAATGAATACAACTGTCGACTTATCTATATAAGCCCCTGACGGGTGCTTGATATTCTTGTCTCATTATATGAGACTCACCCTAGGGGGCTCGTCTTTTATAAATGGTTTACATATAAATCAAATATGTAAATGGTTTACATAATAAGGGAATTTGTTTAAGGACACTATCCCCCTGACAATTCGCGGGGGTCATTCATAAATGAAATGTCGACAAATCTATATTCTAAAAGTAGTTTAACTTTCAACTATCAACCAACAGAGTGCAACTATTCTCAGGAATAACTCAGGTAGAATTCATCTTCTGTTCATCTTCTAAGCGTCATTTGGATTGGACAGGTGTACACCTCTCGTGTAAATTGTGCTTATCGATAAGGGATTCACCCTTACGACTTAGGACGGGAGACTTAAGAAATGAAGACAGCAACAGCAACCAAGAAGACAACAGCAGCCGACATATTCGCCAAGGGTGCCAAGGTTGAAAACCTTTCAACAATCACCAAGGCATTAGAAATGGCTCACGAGATTATTGCCAAGGAAACAGGCGCACCTCGCGCCACTATCGTGACAGGAAGAAGCGACAAGGTAAACGGTCACTTCACCCCTTGGACACCTTGGGCATCGGGAGAAGAATCGTTTCACGAGATTTTTATAACCATCGCCAAGCGAGAAGCCCGCGAGATTCTTGGGACATTACTACACGAGACAGCACACTCAATCGACAACAAGGAGGGAATCCAAGGAACAAGCGGGGACGGGTACCACAACAAGAAATTCAAGGAGCGAGCAGAATCCCTAGGGCTTACCATCACTCAAGCACCGCGAATTGGTTTCAGTGTCACCGCCGTATCGGATGAATGCGCGACACGTTGGGCAGAACCCCTCCGCCTAATCGAGGAAGCCCTACGCCTAACAGCAGACAGCGGACAAGGCACCGCCAAGCCTAAGGGCAGAAACAAGAATTTGCTAGTGGCAGAATGCGATTGTGGCGAGAAGATTCGCCTATCGGCAAAGACCCTGAAACTATGCGCCCCTCGTTGCCAGAATTGCTTTCACGATTTCGAGGTGAAGGGATAAGACTTAAGACATAAGGACAGCCCCCGCCTAGCGGGTACGGGTTCACAATCCGACGGGGGCACGTGTGATGAGAATCACACCCGTAAATGATAGACATTCGCGGGCAGTTGTGCGAAGGTACAACTACACAAACAGACAGGAGAAACAAATGCAAACAACAGTAGAAGATTTAGACCGCCTTGTTGCGGTATTGGAAGGGCTAGTTCAACCCTTGTTAGAGGGCGAAGTAATCGAGGCAACGTACGAGTCAAACAAACGCCCTCATCTAGTGTTACAACTAGGGAGCAAGACTTACGGACGCGCCTACAGAATCTTTTTCTCAGGCGGTAGCAAGTACGGCTCAGGACACTGGGAGCCACGCGGTTTCAGTGATTACCTGGGAGGCACCAAAGCAGAGGCAGAGCGCACATTGAGAAGCCTCATTGCAGGAATTAGAACGGGTCAGATGATTGCAGAAACTTCACTACTTAAGACAGGAAACTAAGATGAGTTACAACCCAGACACCCAACAGAGTAGCCTTTTACACGATTTAGCCGACACGATTACATCACCGCACGCACTAGACCAAGCGGTGAGCGTACTAATCGACTGGGGTTTAGTAGATGCAGACCTAGGCGCAGAGTACATAAAAGAGTTTATGGGGCGAGTAAATGACTAATGACTTAAGACATAAAAACTATTACAGAGTGCGAACAATTGTTCGGGTTATGTTTTGGGCTGGAGTACTAGCCCTCACCTACACCCTGGCAACGCACATCAACTGGACAGAGGACGGCTATTGCTGGGGAACTATAACGAAATGTTATCTAGGTGACGCATAATGGATGCAACCTTTAAGCCTCACACCATAGACGAATTGCTCACCACAATTTACGAGGACAACCTCAACCACTTTGAATTTATGGAATCAATGAACGGCGGAGATTGTGATTGTAATCTACACCACACAATGGAAACTATTGTTAAGTATTGGGGCGAATAATGTGTGGCGATTGCTTGGTAGAACTTAGCCAGTGCGTGCACGGTTACTACTTAAGACGTGAGACCAAGGTCACACTAAAGACACTTGACAACAGCAAGACAGCAGTACAATAATACAACTACCAACAACGACAGGAGAATAAGAAAATGAAATTAGAAAACCAAGCCAAGTTAAATCAAGTCATCGACCTAGTGGCAGAGATTATAAAGGACGAAAAATTCTATAGCCCTAGATTGTCACAGTCTTTGGTTGAACTACTACACACAAGAGACTTACAACTTAAGACAGGAGATAACTAAATGTTACCAAACGAAACACTAGATGCAGTCACTAAAGGACGCGAAGGATTCGACTACGATTCAGAGGGCAACTTTACTGGAGCAGGGGGTGTTGATGCGATGAACTTACTCAGACTACACACCTTGTATTCAAGTCTTAAGTTAGAAGTTAAGACAGGTATGAAGATGTCAGCCCGTATCAATACCCTGGCAGTAGCAAACGAAATGCTAGGCACCAACTATAAGCGCAAAGCCAAGGCACTAGAGCACGTAGAGGCAGTGCTTGTTATGGCTGGAGAGATTCAGAATCCACCACTTAAGACAGAAGAAAACAAATGACTGGTCTATTTATAGCAGTGCTACCCATAGTTTTACTGGCAGTATTAGGTTTAATAATCAACGACGAAATGATAGGAGAATAAGATGGCTGCATCACCACAATGGAAAGTTTATACACCACAAGGCGAGTACGTAGCAAGTACCAAGCACACAGAGGGCGCAAGTTTATTGATGAGTCTGTATGGAGATGGCGCGACCATTCGGTTCGACCATCGCAAAGTTGTATGGACAGAGGGGCTTGACGGTACAGCAAGTCAGTCCTATGATTACACAGCAGAACAAATACATAAGAAGTTACAGGGCAACACACTACTTAAGACAGGAGATTCAGAATGACAACAGAAGAACAGCAAGTCTTAGCACTTAAGACATTACACGAAGCGATTCAAGCACTCAAAGACCTAGGCTTTGTGACAGAGGGCGACGACGATGAGTTACGGTAAATGCTGGGTATGTGGGTGTGTAATGTCAGGCGAAAGTCAGACAATGGAAAATAAAGTCACTTGCGATAGATGTGGCTGGGTATCAGGCAAAGACGGGAGTTACTAATGAGTGAGCCACAGTTAAACGACCCAGTATTCTATGACGACTCAGACTTTATTCAATGTGACACTTGCTTTGAATGGTTTGACCACGACAAATACAACTCAGATACTTGCGAGAGGTGCGAGAATGAAACAACAATTCCAAGTGGTGTATGAAACTAAGGGCGTAAAGGTTGTCAATGTCTGGCTACCAGAGGGCACTGAACTACCCACTAACTGGCACACAATGACCTATGCACAGCAGGATGAATGGTTGTATGAACACCAAGCCAAGAGCGAAGACTTATGGCGTGATGAATACAAGGGTGAGGCAGTCAACATCTTACCTGTCTTAAGTCTTAAAGCAGTATGAAGTTAATAGGACAGAGCCTTTTAATTTACTTATTCTTTTTCTTTGGTGGTGGTGGCACGCTACTAATTCCCTACTTTACTTTAATAACAATTCTTTATTTGACAGGAGTAATCGGATGACACTACCTGATAAACGCTGGCACGCAGAGGGCGACTGCAATCAACACCCTGACCCTGACCTATGGCACTACGAGAACAGTATCCACGCAGATGAACAACAACTACAGGTGTTACGAAGTGTAGAAGCAATCACTCTATGTCGCACCTGTCCAGTCCAAGAGTTATGTCTTAAGGAAGGACTAGAGTCTGAGAACGTACAGTTCTGGGGTGGATGGGGCACCATCTGGGGTGGGTTACTGACATCTGAGCGTTATCAACTGCTTGAACACAGAGATAATCAGAAGATAGTGACAGCAGAACAGCGTCATAGACGCGATGTTCGGCAGAAACTTGCTAAACTTTACGGATGAAACGACACATAGTAGTAATCATAATCTTAACAGGGGTAATCTTATTCGCACCAGTGGGCAATGATGTTAATGTCAATGTCGGCTTAGAGTTTAAGCACCCAGTTAAGACGCAGACCAAGGCAACAATGGAGCAGAAGGCAGCCAACAAAGTAATGGCTATGAAGTTTGCCAAGGCAGGTTATAATTGGGACTTAAGACAGAGGCAGTGCATCTATAAGTTGTTCACTGCCGAGTCACGCTTCGACCACTTAGCAAAGAACCAACAAGGCAGTAGCGCATTCGGTATCGGACAAGTATTGAAGGAGACTAGCAAAGACCCAGCGATACAGATACTCAATGCGTATAAGTATATCAAGCACCGCTATGACACACCTTGCAGGGCTTGGTCGCACCACGTTTCCAGAAACTGGTACTGATGTTAGACCTAAGAGGTACGCCTATCTTCACTTGTATTTGTGGTTGTAAGATGTTTACAATCACAGTAATGTGGGATGAAGAGACAAGAGAAGTATCCTGGTATGACTTAAGACAGGAATGCAAGGAGTGTGGGGCAATCAGCACCGCACCAACACCTATGGATTGGAGAGATGAATGAGCGCAAGAGAAATTGGAAACAGAAAATGGCTAACCTATGGTCGGGTATCTGGGTTTGCTATTGGTTTTAGTATTAACAGATACTTTACTGATGTACAACTAGGGTTCTGGTATGTAGGGTTGGAGTACTGATGCCAACGTATGAGTATCGGTGCAACAGGTGTCACTCACATACAGTCTTAAGCCGTAAGGTAGATGAACGCGATGAAGAAGTTGCTTGCATTTGTGGGCACGTTAGTAGTAGAATTTATAACACACCAGCCATTCGCTTCAACGGAAGCGGATTTTATTCAACAGGAGGATAAGATGTGCGAAATATGTGAGAACGGTGGTTGCAGTAATTGTGCGCCACAGAACGAGACACTACAGTTTGCTAGCGGTAAAGAGATTGAAGAGTTCTACGACTCATATGGTGAGTCACTTTGGGTAGACCCAGCAGAGTCAACGCCTGAGTCTTCCTGAGGGGCATCGTCGTAATCGCGGAATGGTTTGAACCCACCAATCTTGTTGATGAGTTTACGAATGGCACGCTTATGACGCATACGAACTGCATCTTCTGTACCCATATCTAATTCCTTTGCAATGTCACCGAAGTCCATTGACTCTGCATAGCGTAGGAATAAAACTTTCCTGTCATCCTTTGGCAGTTTCCAAAATGCGTAATCAACTTCAATCATCATAGCCATAAGGTTGCCACCTTCGCTAGGTGCAGAGGGACGTCCTGGTCTACCAAGATTTAACTTATGGGTTACACCCCATTCACTTCTTAAGACAGGAGGAAGCAAGGCTTCAACCATATCTGCTTCATAATAGAACAAGTCGCTAGTCTCATAGCCACCAGACTTAGCCTTCCAATGCTGACAGTAATCTAATGCTTGGTTACGTAGGCTACGATAGATAAGGTTCTTAGCATCCTTAACTCCGATTGCTTCCCAAGTATCCAACTTATTAGGATGTTCAAGGAACCACTGATAGAGTGCTTGTCTAATATCTTCTGACTCAATGTCATTAAACTTACGTGAGTATTCAGTGGTAACAGCATCTACTACATACTGCCAAGGTTCAATGCGTGACCACTCTAGGTTCATTTAATTCTAACTCCGTTATCTAGGTGGAGAAAACCTACAAGTTTCATCTTGTTATTCTTATTAGCAAACTCTGTTGTACTAGGCAACCACTTCTCATCCCACTGTATAGGCATCATCATATGCAAAGGGAAAGCCCACACACCTTCGGGTGTTGAGTTAATGTACCAAGGTGTAAAGCCTAGTAAGTTTGCCTCTTCAATGAGGAAGTCATACTTCATCTTCTCAATCAACAGGTCAGGGTAGTGTGTCTTTCGTGACTTAAGTTCGATAAACATTTTGTATCTATCAGTGGTGCAATCAAAGCCATCGTACTCTAGGGGTGAGTGAATCAAGTCAGGTAGATATGTTTCTCTCAGCCAATCAAAGAGTTCTTTTTCTTTCACTCAGTATCCCACTGTCCTCTTAGCACAAGCAATCCAATGATTGCATAGTTAGCCATATCCTTGAAGGAATCCTCAAGGCTTTCGTGCTGGGGAGATGCGTTGTTATCTATCAGGTGGTTAATTCTAGCAGACTTATCGTGCATACGCACACGCAATCCATTGAGTGCACCGCCTGGTGCTTGAGATATATTCTTCGGTCCATAATCTTTATGCTTAGACAGCAACAACTCTGCCAACTCAGCCATCGTTTTAGACAGGTGTGCTTCCAGTCTTACCTCGCGCTTAATAGAGGCACTGTAATTGTCACTATCAGTGAGGTATCCATCTGTTCCGTCCGTGTTACGTTCAACCCTAAATCTGTCAAATACTGGATAATCTGCCATATCTCTTCACTCCCTGCCTTCGTCATCTTTAGGTTCCTCCGCTAGTAATTCTTGTAAGTCTCTATCAAAATCTTGTAGTGCTGATTTAACTATGACATCTTCTATCAACTCATCAACCAACTCATATCCCATCTCACTTGCAAACAATGTGATGTAGGTAGACTGAGTAATCAATTTGATTTGGTCTGGGTTCTCTGCATTGCTGTGCATAAACCTTAGCAGTGAGCCTAACATAAGTTTGAACCCAGAGGGCAACAGGTAGTAAGGGTCGAACTGTTCATCCTCATCAAGCATATGGTCTACTAATGCAAATGAATCGTCAAAGGTTATCTTGCATTCATTGCAGTAGTTATGTGGTGGTGAATCTTCAATGCTCATAAATCTATACCCATCTTTGAATAGAAGTAGGAAGAGCCTTCTTGCAAGAACAAAGAATTAACATCGTGTCCGTCTGGAGATTGAACGATAGTAACTGGTAGTTCTCTGGCAAGACTACGGGCAAATTCTGTGCCAGGTTGGTCTCCATCTGCGAAGACAAAGACCCGTTCAAAGTCTGCCAACAATCGTGTGTAATGTTTCTTCCAAGAGTTTGCCCCAGGGACTCCAACACAGGGAATTCCAATGACGCGAGCCATAGTAAGTGTATCAATCTCGCCTTCACATATTCCAATGTAATCACTAGCACGCTCCACATCTGTGACGTTGTACATTCTAGTCTCTGCCCCTGTCATACCCATATACTTAGGTTCAACTGCAGGGTTAAGACTTCTAAATCGTAGGTCAACTACACCAGTCTTAGTGATGTAAGGGATTGACAAGCGACCAACGTATTGTTCGTGCCCAACCTCAGGCTCCGCGACTACGCCTAATGATGCCAGACGTGCTACCTCTAGTGGAATTCCCCGACTTGCTAGGTAATCTTCCGCCAGAGAGATGCTTTCCGCGTATGTTGCTGCTGCTATCCCCAGTAATTCTTTCTGCAAAACGCTTTGCTTCATTAAAGTTTAGCCCTTCTTGACGACAGATGATTTGAATACTATTTCCTTGTACTCCACAGGCGAAACAAATGAAGATGTTCTTGTCCAAGTTCGCACTACCACTTTGGTGTGTGTCAGAATGAAAGGGACACTTGAGATTAATCTGTCCGTGTGTGCTTCTAAGTTTTGCTCCGTAGTGTTCAAGTATGGCTTTGATACTTGGTAGGTTGTTGTCAATTCTTATCACCATAACCTGCATCTCTTAGCAACTTAACACCATCTTCTAAGCGCACTAACATTACCCAATCTCCCACTGATTTTTCTCCCTGTCCATTAAGTCTTAAGACTACTACGCCCAGGTCTTTGTCGTTTGCTCTGTCCTTTAATTGTGCTATCGCTGCAGCAGGATTAAATCCTGTGCGAGCCTTTACTTCCCAGTCAATACCAACAGTGCCAGTAACATCACTACCACTGCGACCAGCACCAGTACTCTCAGCAAAAGGGAAGCCATTGTCAACCAGATAATTAGCCAATACTTTTTGACTACGATATCCACGATGCTTACGCGATTGTGAAGGCATTTAATTCCTGTCCTAAATCTTCTAAGTTGCATACGTACCTGACTCCATATCCAAAGTCTTTCTCAAAGCATACACTCAAGAACTTCTCTCGTGAGATATCTCCCCACACTATGAAGTGCGAGTTGATATGTGGCTGTGTTCTGTCACCAACAAGAGTCACAAGGATTGCATAGTCAGCAGAGAATAGTTCTTTGCTGTTGAATATCAGTTGCTTAGTTACAGTTGTCTTAACCTGAACAGTCTTGCCATTAACAACTAGGTCGTGACCTTCATCCCCACCAGTAAGCACTCTGTCATCTACAGATACATCATAAACTTTGGCAACTGCCTTCTCGCCTAGATGACCCATCAGGTTTACCGCCCAAGAAGTATTCTTCGCATCAAACTTTCGGTCTGTTACGTTGTACTCTTGCTTGTCCTTACGCATAGCGTCAACGAATGCAAGAGAGGAATCAATCTCTTCTTGAGTTAGGTATACTTGAACCACTTATGACGCGCTCTTATCCTTATTCAGGATACGAACCGCCCACTCTAATCCAGCGTTAACACCCTCAGTCCACTCATCAGTAATCGGTACCTTGGCTGCTTGAATCTTCTCAATTAACTTAGCAGTCTCTTGTTTAAGTTCAAGTAAAACAAAAGCACGCATCTCTTGAGTCGTGTCGTCTTCTTCTTCTCTAATCATTACTTACCTTTCACGTATGGTTAGTGTTAATTGTACCACGTTATCCACCATTACCTTCGGGTATGTCACCTATCCACATAAACTCAGGGTTCCAAGATAACCAAGCAAGCATATTGCCATTAGCATCTGCTCTACCGTATCTATTTTTTACAGGGGCAATAGCCATAGAAGTACCAACAACTCCAAGGGTACAAATAAGAGCAGGAAGTTGCGCGACCTTACCTTGAAGAGCCGACCTAGGCTGACAAGGATTTCCAGGTACAGCCTCAGAAGTGTGGTGAAGAATAATGATAGCAGCGTTAGTATCACGAGCAAGAAATTTCAACTCCTTCATAATCGCACGCATAGATGCGAACTCTTCGCCACCATCGGTGGCAATATCCATTAGGTTATCTACAAAGATTGCCTCAGGTGGACAGCCCCATAGTTCTTCAAAGGCTTGTACCTCTTCGTCAATATCCTGCAAGGTAGGTGATGATTCAAATGACCACACAATGTGTGCACCTTTAGCAAGTACTGCCTTAGTCCAACCAGTATCAGTGTTCATTAGATGCTCAACATCTGTCTGATTCTTACCGCTAATCATTGATGCTAGGCGCATAGCCATAGTGTGTGCGTTAGTATCTGCTGAAATGTAGAGACTAGGCACCTTCATATTAAGGGCTAAAGCCAGTGCTAGAGTGGACTTTCCCACACCTGGAGTACCTGCAAGCATAGAGACTTCTGCTCTACGAAATATAATTTTATTAGATTCAAAGGAACGAAAGACAAAGGGTAATGGTTCACCACCAATGTCTGCTCTTCCTACACTTCTTACTAATGTTCTCATTTAATTCTCCTGTCTTAAGTTGGAAGAGGGGTAAATATCTTCCCCTAATAAATACCCCTCCACCAATTTTAGTTTACATCAATGTTTAACCATTGACTGGTGAGCACTGGTCTGACCCCTGAGGTTGTGGGCAAACCCACATCTGATAAGGCTTTCCGTTCTTCTTGCTGATTCCCGATAGGAACTTGCGTGCTCCGTGTGTACACGTTGGTCCCGTACTTGACGGAGCCTGAGTCTGGACGGGTGCGGAGGTAGCCCAGACTGGAGTGTCTACTGTTGAAGTAGTGGTTGCCAAAGGGGCAACGTTGTATGCACCAGCAATCATCTTGCTAGTTGCTGCAATCTGTGTTGAGTAGTCAGAGACTCCCTCTAGCAATACGCTAAGTTCGTCTGCAGTGTTAGCGCGAATGTTAATCAAGTCACCATTAGGGGACTTAACTGACACCTGTAACTTCCAGTTTTCAGTAGTCATTACTTGTTCTCCTGTTCTTCTGCAAAGCCTAGTGCCTTGCGTGCTTCTGGAATCGAAATGATTTTCATTTCAACTGCAACAAGAATGTCCTGTGCAGTCAGTGTGTTTACTGTAGCCATTTATTTTCCTTTAGTAAATTGGCAATGCTCTGTGAGTCCACAGAAATTGCACGATTGTAGGTTCGGTAGAAATATACCAGCCTTTCGTGCTTTGTCAAATCCATCCACAAAGTACTCAAGTGTGTCTAATGTATATCTACTGAGGTCAATCATCTCCCCTGTCCCAGACTCTCTGGACATCCAGTAGTTCCCTAGATTGACTTCTACTCCAAGCATCTGCTCAACTCCTACTTTGTAGAAGCCCAACTGTAAGTCGGATTGAGGACGTGTTCGTGATGTCTTAAGGTCAACGATAACTAACTTACCATCTACCTCAAAGATTCTATCAATGAACATCTTGACTGGTACACCAGCAATGATTGGATTAAGTTCTAGTTCGATAGCCTTTGCACCCTGATGGGTAGTCCAGATTTTCCAACTAGGATTGTTCTTGCGCCAAGTGATGTAGTCATCCGTCCACTTGGAACCTTGTTCATACCACCAAGTGCCATCCTCTTTGTTGGGATTTAGTTTGGTTGCTCGTCCTGCTGTACGTGCCTTAGTAAAATCAAGTCCATCAATCTCTTTAATCCACGCATCGTGCCAATAAGTATTAATCATTTTCTTTGTCCCAGTTCTCTGCTGCTAAGTGGAACGCACGTCCACCTACTGACCATACGGATGGTTCTTCTGGAACCTTAAGTAATCTTCCTAAGTAATACTGATAACCACAGGTTAGGAATGTAGTAAATGCTGAATAGGATATATGTTCTGGCAATTCATAGCCATCTAACTTAATCATTTGTTTCCCCTGTCTTAGATAGATAGCACCCTGAAACGGCGACAGGAGAGAAGCCAAGAATCAGGGCACTATCTAAGATTATTATATCATATTAAATTGTTATTACCCTGTGGGTAATCTGAATTAGGAAATGCCCCCCTACCCCCCATAATTTTTTTAATGGTTGGTAGTGTGCGAATCCCTGTGGTATAAACTTCATTGAGGTTTCGCCCCCCACTCTTGCGAGTAAGATAATTAAAGCACACTTAAAGGGTTAATGCAAGTATTTAGACACGCCGATAGAATGACAAAAAGACCCCCAAGCCATAGGTAATCCTATGACCTGAGGGTCTAAGTGTCTTAAAACAGCCTTAGAAGGCTTCTAAAGGGGTGTTACTTGACTTGCATTGCCTTGCCTGAACCACGTCCGAAGGCTGTTTCCTTTGGGTCAAGAGCCTTTAGGACTGGACCTGCAACTGCTGCAATTCCTGCCATAAGTAGTGACTTAGGGTCAGTGACTCCAGATAGGTATAGGGCTAGAACTGCTGCGATTGCTGCACGTAGGTATGTAGCAAGGATTGCTACTAACTTCTTGTTCATTTGTTCTCCTTCTTTTTAGGTGCTGGCTTAACTGCTGCCTTTACCTTGTTGATGGTTGTTGGCTTGCCTAACCAAGGAAACCAAGGGGAAGTGTCTTCTCCACAGATAACCTTGATTGATATATGTAAATGCTTATTGTGCTGGTTGATTCCCTTGTATACGAGTTCACCATTCTGAGAAGACCAAATCTTTCCCTTGAATATTAGGTACTTAACTCTGTCATCTTCTTGTAACTTCTTATAGATATCAACACAATCAATCCCATTTACTGGGTCGTGAGTTAAATCAACTGCATATCCTGTGTTGTGGTCTGAGTTAGGGCTTTGTGCAACGTGAGCCTTGGATGGAAGTAATCCATCAGATGCTTTATTTCTTTTAGGAAATAGTGCTGTTGCTTGTCGAAGCACTGCTTTAGCAGACGGTGCTGCTGACTTTGCAATAAATATCTTTGTCATTTCTTTACCATTTCAATAACTAATTCGTGAAGCATTTCAACTTTTTCTTCAAGTCTTACGACAGAATCTTTGAGACTTGACCCACCATTGGGCTTAAGTTCATATAGATAGTGCTTGACTAACCATCTAACTGCACCACTAAAAGCGGTAACGATTGCGATTATAGATACGATTAGTGCTGCCCAGTTTGCTGGTGTCATTGATTGCGCTCCTAAGAGTTATAAACTACGGATGGTTAGATAAGCAATGCCACCAAACCCAGAAAATCTTTTATCTCCAGAGGTTTGGTTGTTAAAACTGATTGATTCAATTAGACCGATGAATGATTCACCAGTTCTAAAATCATCAACACGAATAGAATCACCAGTATTTTCTAGTGCTTCTAAATCTCCAAGACGGTCATATGCAGAACCAGTGTGTCCAGTCTGAACATTGAATCTATCCTTCTCGTTGTCAAAGCAAGCAAGAGGATATTGGATGATTCGCTGACGTGGTACTGCAGGTAGTGACTTGAGTTGGTAGCCATCAAAGATGGCACCTGACTCTGTGGCACTTGAGTTGCGTGAGATAGTAAACTTGAAAGACATATACTCTTGAGCACCTACTGGGTAGGATACGTTTACCTCAGGAACAAAGTCTCCCTTTGCAAAGTTACCAATAGTTCGTGCGGTTCCCATTGTGTCAATAGACTCAATAGTTAATCCACCATTAGTGTTGTCTACTAAAGCCTTCATCACCTTAAATACTTTAGGCTCAAGTGTTGAGTATCGAATTTTACCAGTAGTGATATAGCCCGAAGAAACTAAATCACTTGCTGATTCAAGATAGGTGGCTCCATCAGTTACATTGTATGCTGTAGCAAACGCAAGACGATTGGTAGTGCCTAGGAAAGCAAGAGCGGTTGTATAGTGTTCTCCAGTTTGTGCGCTGTACAAGTCGTTTGCATAGGCAAAACGTAGCGGTTCAATCTCAGAACCTAAGTCAATTCGGATTGTTCCTGCGTCTGCTCCAACTCCAGTAGAGCACCAAATAAATCTATCTCTTCCAGCAAAGTCATAAACTGGTTGTGATGTTTCAAAGATTAAAGGTCCATAGTTAAGTGAACCATCTTGGTCTGAAACAATAGAGGCGCGAACGCCTTTGTTAGTACCAATCATCATATAGCCTAAGTAGTAGTACAACTTTTCAACTATCTCACCAGCAGGTAATTCTGCTGCTACTACTGCAGAAGTTAATGTTGGCATAGCACCAGATGTGTTAAGTGTATACTTTTGAATAGTAGAATAAATACCTGAGTGACCAGCAGTATAGATAGCAGGACCAGATGCAGCAATAGATGTATAATGATAGTTGGTGTTTTGATTTGTGTATACTAAGTTTCCATCACCAAATGCATCAGTGTTGGTAGGAAATTCGTAAACTTCATTATTAACACAAAGAACAATGCGGTCTTTAATAAATTCCATTTTAGCATAGAATATTTCTTTGTTTCCGCTGGTTTGGAACATTTGAGTTACATCACCCGTTGCACTTGGGTTTGATGAGCCAGTAGTGGAGTCGCCAGTCAGCGGTTTCTTAAACATAGTAAGGCGCTGGTCGCCACTTACAGTCTTATTGGTTACCCAGTAAGCGTTGACTCCGTCATCGCAAATAGCGTGCACTTTACGGTCAGTTCCTGAAATGTAATCAACAAAGTGAACTACTGGGTTTGTAACACCAGTGCCAACTGGGTCCACAACAGTGGATGTTACTGTTCCACTTGTTCCAGTTGTATAGGTAAATGTTGTTGTTGTTGGTACGGTTGTGATACGGTAAGTACCATTGAATGTTGCGTCAACACCTGTTATTAAAATGGTCATACCAACTGCAAGACCGTGGGCTGCAGTAGTAGTAAGAGTTGCTACGTTAGTAGTACGCGCCTTATTGTTAATAGATACAGTAATTGATGGGTAAATTTTGTGTACATCGAACTCATCGTGGAGTAGTACAGCATTTACTCCACCCCATTGAATTGAACGCATATGTTGATTAGGGTGTTGATGGTCTGTGCCAACTACGGGACCAGTAGTATTGTGAACATTAACAACATCTTTAAGTAGGGTTGCTTGACCCTTAGTCCAGACATCTACACCTTTGCTATCTGCAAAGCGATAGGAAACAGTCTCACCTGCTGATGGGTCATAGAAGTTAATGCCAGTTCCGTTGTGGAATGATGACTGTGAGCGAAGCCACCAACCAGTAAGCGTTTGCTCACCTGGTTCTGTGGATTGGTCAATCTGTTGCTTGCGATACTCAGCAGTTTGACGACGATAAGGAGTCTCATCTGTAGCATAGATAAAGAATGGAAGTCCATTGACAGACAAGTCATAGGCTGCGCCTGTTACCGTATAGGTTTTAATACTGTTGGGATTAGATAAGGCAAACGGTATTGCTTCCGTAATATCATCACCATATGGCATTAACTACTCCTTTGATTGTTGTTGTAACTTCTTTTTCATTTCAACCATACCCCAGTACAGGCTGTAATAGTCGTGGTCTAAAGCAAATCGTTTCATATGTGCTGCAATGATTCCTGTATGTGCGTGAACAGGGATGCCAGCACGATGAACCTTGTTGAAGAAGACAATATCCTCACCAACAAAATTATCTCCCAATCCTTCTTGCTCTGCAAAGAGTGACTGATTAGGGAACATCTCACGTAGTTTTACAAATACGCTACGGTGCATAATGACTAGACCCATACCTGCTGAGTCAATCTTCATTAGTTGATTCTCAGGTAGTGGATGAATATGCTGGATAGCATTATCTGTTACGCGATTAAAGATACAAGGAACTGGGGAAGCAAGGCTTCCTTCTCTTTCTTTTGAGATAAAGTAAACACCACTTACGATTGGGCGATGGACTGCATCTGCTAAGTCCCATAGTTGTGCAATCATATTGATGTCAACTACGATGTCAGAGTCAATCCATAGAATCCAATCAGATTTAATCTCATCAACCCAATGGTCTGTTAGTGCTTGACGTTGACGACCAATCTGATTACCCTGCACACGTAGTGTGTGACTAATAGGGATTCCATTGGCTGGTGCTTGCACACCAATAGCCATCAATCCTTCTGTAAACTTTCCATCTACCATACCGTTATCGCACCAAGCGATAGTAAGTGTTCCTTTACCCTTGGGTGCTGGTGCTGGCTTGCCTATTACTGGCTTGTTATACTTAGACATTTTGTCCCCTATTTGTCTACCATTTGCCCAACGGGCAAGTTGCTGGTTGTAACTTAGTTTTCATATACATAAAGCATCCACACTTTTTACAAGTGGAGGTTAATTCTACCAATTCTGGGCAGGATTTGCAAGTATTAAATCTGCGTTCTGCCTCTTCTGGCGTTGCTCTGGGTGTTCCGTTAAACATATCCCAAGGCTTTACATCATTACTCATTTGTTGCCTTTTCTATTAAATTAACAAGGTATAGATGGTGTTCCAGGATATCCAGATGTTGAGCAAACTACTATTTCTATACACTCTGATACACCTGATGAATCATATGTATTTGTAAAGTTTCCAGACCCAAAATCAATATGGTTGTATGTGCAATACCAAGTTGTTGTTGGTGGTGGTGAAGAACAAGCCTGAGACTCTGTTTCAGTATAAGATGTAGTCTCTGTATATATAGAGCAATCAGATGCTTGGCAAGTTCTTGAACCATTTACAGTACGGCTTCTAGTTTGAAGGTTATCTACACAGGCAGAGTAGGCAGACCATTCTCCGTATGTATAACTCCAGGCACCACAGGTAGGTGTACAAGTTGGTGGTGGCGGTGGCGGTGGTGGTGGCGGAGGGGGTTCTACGGGTGGGACAATCCCACCTGAAATAATTCCGTATAAAAGATTTATCATTAGGCTGACAGGTCTCCAGTAGCAATAAATGCATTGCTTCCAGTGCAAAGGATTGCTACTACTGAGTTTTGTGCACGGAAGTTAAGACCTGGAGTTGCAGAGATTGTTACGCCTGCACCTGCTGTCAGTGCGCTAGAACCAGTACCTAGTCTTGCGATGTAAACAACATCTCCTTGTGAGAATACGCTAGGTGGGACGGTTATGTTTGCTGTGCTAGATGATGTAACCACAACCATTTTTGACTTATCAGTTGCTGTGAGTGTATAAGCAGATGTCTGTGAGTTAATTGCTACAGACGAGACTGGGAATGTAATGACTGGTGTTGTGATAGTTGGAGAGGTTAAAGTCTTTCCAGTAAGAGTTTCTGTTCCAGCAATAGTAGCAAAGTCATTGTCGGTAAGTGCTGTGTTAAATTGTGCCGTAGTTCCAGTGATTGTATTAGATGCAAGGCTAATTGTCTTGTTAGTCAAGGTTGAAGTAGATGCTGATGTTAACGCAGTATCTGCTGCAGTATTAAAGTAGTTCAAGTCATCAGATGTAAGGACGTGCTTGACTGTTGCTCCACCTGAATGTGCAATAGGAGATGTACCAGCACGACCACGAACGATAGTCAGAGTGTCGCCAGCGACTGGGTTTCCAGATGCTGATTTTACAAATACGATTTCTTCGCTTGCTGTATCTGGATTGATAGCAATAGTAAACTGGTCATTAGCAGCAAGAGTTTCTGGAACCAAGGTTGAACCTGTTCCTGTTGCTACGGTAATAGTAGCAGCAGAAGAAGATACGCCTGTTGCAAGAGTGGTTTCAATAGAAGTTGAACTGAATATTCTAGTCATTTATTTTCCTTAGCGGTTGTAACGAATCTTGGTTGGGAACTTGCCTTGCAACTTGCCAGCCTCTTCATTAAGACGCTGTTGATATAGAGCAAAGATGTAACGAGATGCAGATGTACCAGCAGTAGAAGGTAGTTTAGAATCTGCTGTGTCTGACTCTGCTGAGGCTAGGTTGATTCTGCCTGGGTCAATGTATGAAAGCAGACGATAGGCTGCGCCAAGTGCTACAACATCTCTGCAAGATTCAGTTAGACCAGTAACTGTTGTGAACTCATCATTATTGTTAACAAGTAATGATGGTTCCTTGGTGTAGTAGACCTGAACTGTACGACCTGGAGTAATGCCATCATAGACAGTAATTGTGTGACCTGATGTAAATGCACCAGTGTTTGCCATTGGGTCTGGTCGCCAACGCTTTACTGGATACCATTCCTTAGATGAGCCAACTGACTGCCACGATACAGATAGTACTTCTTCTGCATTAGCAGGTAGTGTGTAGGTATTGACTACGCCATTGAATGTAAAGGTAGTAGATGCAGTACCCCACAACTTAGGAAACAATGAACCGATTGTATCGTTGATTGCTTTCTTAATTGAAGCACGTGGGAAAGTTGGAGATAGGATTACAGGTGCAAACTTTGCGTGAGATGCAGCCTGTGTTCCTTGGAATCCACGACCAAAGCCAGAAGGGATTACGTTGAGTGTGCTAGTTGTCTTATCAAATGAATCTACATAGATAAGTTCATCATCAATCTCAACGATACCTTTGGATAGGTTATCCTGTGAGCCTACCTTGATAAATACATCAGTAGCGTTAATACCGCCATCTGGGTTAGCAATGCTAGGTTCGTTTGCAACATAGGTAATACGGTCTTGGTTAAGGGTGTAACCCTGCAGGTTTGCCTTAACTTCATCAACTAAGTCTGATAGTGTAGCCACTAGATAACCTCTTCTTCATCTGGAGTAACGATTCCTGCTCTGTCAATAGTTCCATTAGGAAAGGCTGAATCGTCCCACTCTGCTGTGTTAGGGTCGCCATCTATTTCAATAGGCTCACCTAGTAGTACACCATTGACTACAAGTCCTTGGGCTAGATAAGTCTTAGCCCCAGTCTCTGGGTCTGTCTCAATATCGTAACTGCGTAAAGTACCCATAATTAGTCTCTTCCCTGGAAGTAGTTAGTGATGTCTGCAAGGTTCTTGGTTGTTAGTGTTGCGCTACGGAATACTGCTGCGCCAACAAACTCAAAGTCTCCATATTGATTGGTACCAAAGGATGAGTTACCTATTCTTAATGGATGAATGTTGGAAAGAGTACCAACTGCAGAAATTGAAGTGTTTGAATTGAAAGTATTATTCATAACAAGATTTGCTACTTGAGTACTTCTATTAGTAACAAGACTTACAACAAATAATTGTCCAAATACATAGGCTGTACTGGTTGAAGGACCAGCACTTCCGCTTACACTAGAAGTTAAGTAAGCCTCTTCCGCACTAGAAGTTCCACTATTTCTTATTGTCCAGCCTTCAAAAGAACCAGAGTTGGCGGCTTTGTTAATTACTCTTCCGCTATTTGGAGTAGTCCATTGTCTTACGACTGCAAGAGCAGTAAACGAATCAGTAGCACCAAAGTTCAAGAAGTCTGTAGTGCTATTGGCAAAGGTGTTAGTTGCTCCTGGGTAGAGGTAACCAGCATCAATAACACCAGCACTGCGGAATGTGCTACCAGAACGGTTGATTGTTACAGTGGCACCATTAGTTGAGGA